CCCATTAGAAATAGGTCGTGTGAGAGTTCGTGTGCATGGTTTACACCCACATCAAAAAGATAGATTATCAACAGCAGATTTAGCATGGTCGAATGTTATAATGCCAGTCACAACTGCTGGTCTTGGTGGTCTAGGTAAAACACACTCGTTAGTAGAAGGCACATCTGTAATAGGTTTCTTTTCTGATAATATGACAAAACAAGATTTTGTGGTAACAGGTGTAAGTCAAGGTATCTCACAAGACGGTTTTATAGAAAATGAAAAGGGTGTATTAACAGAAAATTCAACAGAGTTTGGTTTTAATGACCCGAGATTGAGATCGTCAGACGATTATAAAGATACAACAGAAGATAAAACACCTCGTCATGCACCAGAAAGAGCAGTAGGTCTAGAACACGGATTAGATTATTATCCACACATACCTCATAAATTAGAAATAGATTACGGAACATCTAGATTCGCTGATGCGAAATCAAAAACTACAACACTTAGTAAGGGTGTAAAGATTACAGAACCGAAAGAAAAAGATAAAGAATTGCCTTACTATCCTTTAGATAAAAATATAACAGATATTAGTAAGTTTGAAAGAGATAGATTTAGAAGTGAAAAAGAAAGTAGAGGAACTTTTCATAGAAGAGAACCATTACATAGAGATTTAAGTAGTGTATTTAAAGATAAAACAAGCGATGAAGATAAACAAACCCAATTAGGTGAATTTTCAAGATTACAAAATTTAGAGGGTCAAGAACGAAAAGATGCAGAGGCAAGGTTATCACACACAGAACATTCTGCATTGACTCATGCCAATCCACAATATCCTTTCAATCATGCAACTTATACAGAATCAGGTCATTTATTTGAATTAGATGACACAAGAGGATTTGAAAGAGTATCTTTAAGTCATAGGTCAGGCACCTACTTTGAATGGCAACCAAATGGCGATTCACATCAGAGAGTTGTAAGAGATAGTTATTATGTTGTTTGCCGAGATCAAGAAATGTATGTTGGCGGAAATGTAAATATCAAAATACTCGGTGATGCACACTTAGATTGTGAGGGTGATTTAACAGCAGATGTAAAAGGAAAGGCAGACATAACATCTGCAAAAGACCTAAGTTTACTATCACCAGTTGGTGTAGATATTATAGGTAAATTCATTAAATTAAATTCATAATGGCTTTTACAGCAAACATACCACAAGAGTTGACATGTCCTGAGGACGATATATTCTCTTTACCTACTAAAGAAGATTTAGTTAATTCTTTATCTAAAATAGGAAATATACCTAGTCAATTAAAATTAGAATTACAAAAACTTAAAAATGAAGGTGGTCTTACAGAACAAATTGAAGAAGAAATTAGAAAAGTTATAAAAGACATAGAAGACTTTATTGAGGGATTTTCTGAGATACTATCTCCTTTTTGGCAAAAAGGCACAATCAGAAATTGGGAAAAAGAAATTAATGATGCGATTACTGAACTACTACAAGAGTTTCAAATTTTTGTGCCTGCTAAGATTGCAGAAATAATTTCTAAAATTATACCTATAGGTTTTAAAGTAAACATATTAGGTATAGAAATAGATGTTCTTAAAATTTTAGAAAAAGAAGAACAACAGAGAATCAAAACACAAATCGCAGCTGAAGTAGATAAATTTTTTGCATTGATACCAGATACATTTAAAGGTTTTGATGGTAAATTAGGACTCATATGTGATGAGTGGAAAGCAAATGTCACATGGCAATATATCAAAACTAAGATACAACAGTTTCTATCGGGTAATTTACATGGTGCTTTTTCAGGTCTAATAGATAAGTTCGATGAGATATGGGATGCATTAAAATTACCAGGTTTACCAGACTTACTTTCTTTTGATGTAGCTGGTCTTATAGATGCGATTGTAGATAGATTAGTTGAACAGAGAAATAAACTTCTTGAAAAACTTGATGACCCAAATTTAGGTGCAGAAGCAAGACAAAAAATTCTAGATGAGATACAAGATGTTAATTCAAAAATTACAGAGGGATTAGAAAGTATTAGTATAGGTGGTTTTAGTCTGAGAGACATTATAGGTGGTGCGATAGATAAAACAGTTCAATCTATAGAAGAAACAGTCACAGAAATTAGAATTGCGTTAGAAGATTTTGTATACAAACTTACTCAAAAACTTTTGTTTGATTGGGTAAAAATTGTTAAAAAGTTTTTTGACGCCATTGGATTAGGTAAAATATTTAAAATTTTATTTTTCACATTCTGCGATTTACTAAAACTTATAGGTATGCCTTTCAATTTGAATGTTGCAATACCTACAATTGCAGGTGTCATGGTCGTTAAAAAATTACCTAAAAAACAATCTCTAAAGAAACGATCTTTTACTAGAGATAGAGGTGTGAGTTTTTTCAATGCAGATGGCAGTGAATCAGAATTTGAATTGCCACCCGAATCAGGTTCTAGATTAATTTTTATAGATGGTAAAAAAGATAAAATAGGTTTGGAAGATGGTGGTAATCTATTGTTAGAAACCAACGAAATAGGTCCTAGTGGTCTAGGTTCTGCTGATAAATTATCTTTAGAAGAAGCGACATCTGGAGTATCAGTTGTAGGAAATAATATTGTTTTTGAAACACCGCCAACAAATGGGCAAACAGTTTCAATTGTTAATGTTTAGGAGTATAAATAGTTAGATGGCACAAAGAGATTACACAAAAGAAAATTCATCTGTAATTACACACGATAGTTTTGCTGACTTAGACTTAAATTTTACTGCTCACCCTGTCACAGGTGATATAGTGACTAAAAAAGATTCTGAAGCGATTAAAAGATCGATACGAAATATAGTTCTTACTAATCATTATGAAAGACCTTTTAAACCAAACTTTGGTGCTAATTTAAGGTCGATGATTTTTGAATTGACAACTCCTGGAATGGCACAGATGTTTCAGAGATCGTTAAGAAAAGCAATAGCAACAACAGAACCAAGAGTCTCAAATGTGTTTATTAGAGCAGTTGATAGGGACAATTCAGTCGATATAACAATTGCATATAATATAGAAGGAATAGTAGACCAACAAAATTTAGAATTATCAGTAAGTAGGGTAAGGTAATGGCAATAAAAAGTTCACAAGTAAACGCAACAGATTTAGATTTTGATACAATTGCAGAAAACATCAAAACATATCTAAAAGGTCAAGAAAAATTTAAAGATTATAACTTTGAAGGTGCTAATTTAGGTGTATTAATAGACATGTTAGCATATGCAGGTCACATCGGTGGTTTGAATACTAATATAGCAGCTTCAGAAATGTTTTTAGATTCTGCTCAAATCAGAAAGAATGTAGTATCTCGTGCTAAAGATTTAGGGTTTACACCTGCATCTGAAAAAGCATCTCTGGCAGTCGTAGATATGAAAATGACAAATGTAAGAAATGTAGATCAATCAATACCAACAGAAAATGATATGATATGTGAAAGAGGCGTTAAGTTTCAAACAGTGTATGATGGTGTATCTTATAATTTTGTATGTAATGATTCAATAGTCCCTGTTAGAGAAAATGAAACTTTTACATGGAAAAATATAAATGTTCAACAAGGTCAATATATTACTGACCAATTTATTTTTGATAATCAAATTAAAAATTCAAAGTTTGTTTTATCAAATGCTAGAGTCGATAAATCAACTTTAGAAGTATCTGTAAATTCTGGAGGAACTATTTCTAAATTTACATTGTCAACAGATGTATCAACAATACAAAGTTCTAGTAAAGTATTCTACACACAAGAAAATGAAGAAGGATTTATAGAGATATATTTTGGTGATGGAGTTTTAGGTCAAGGTCTTGTAGATGGTGATACTATAAGTGCGACATATATTTCAGTAGATATAGCTCATGTAGAAAACGCAAAACTTTTCTCATTGATAGACCCGATAAATGGTTTTTCAAATGCAACAATAACAACTACAACTGCATCAAGAGGTGGTGCAGAGAAAGAAGATATAGAATCTATCAAGTTTAAGGCAACAAAATTCTATACATCACAAAACAGATTAGTCACATTGAATGACTACAAAGCAAAAGTAAGTGAATACTATCCTAACGCAGATGCAGTTGCAGTATGGGGCGGTGAAGATAACGACCCACCACAATATGGTAAAGTATTCATCTCTCTCAAACCTCAAAATTCAGATTACTTATCAGTCGCAGAAAAAACAGATGTTCAAAACAAATTAAATCAACTTAATATGTTGACAGTTAGACCTGAAATAGTAGATGCAGAGATAGTAAAAATTTTAGTCACAACTGTTTTTAAATACAATCAAAACGAAACAACATTATCAAAAGGTGAAATGGAAGCTTTAGTTAGAAATGCGATTATATCTTTTGATAATACAAATTTAAACAACTTCGATAGTATATTCAGACATTCTAATCTTGTCAAAACTATAGATGATTCGAACGATGCTATACTATCAAATATAACAAATATAAGATTGAAGAAAAAGAAAGATATTAACTTAAATAAATCAGAAGGATTAGTAATTGAATTTGGTAATGCTTTCTTCCACCCACACGATGGTCATAACAAAGATGGTGGTGGTATTCTTTCAACAACAGGTTTTAAAGTTGACGGCGATACAGTCAACACATACTTTTTTGATGACGATGGTAATGGTAATATTAGAAGATACTCATTATCAGGAACCACAAGAGTCA